CCATTTTGGAGCACCGTGCCATTGCCCAGCATACCATTCGGAACCTTTGTCACGATTTTCCGCCATCTGATCAATTGCAAACTTAGCTTGTTCTTGCCACGTATTCGGGTCCTTAATATCAATACCCGCCTGGATTGCCTTGTCCCCCATACCGCCGCCAACATGAAGCTGGAAGTCACCAAAAGATGTTCCATTATCTCCTATATACCGGCCAAGTCCCTCACCCGCCATCGTCGCTTGGACAGCATCAGGGTCGATCCCCTTACTCAAGGCATAGTCTCGTGCAAATGCCACACGATCCGCGTTCGGAGCGACATGCCCAACGCCGGCACCCGTGACTGGCGCAAGCGAGCCACGCCCTCCTTCCTCCGGTACAGCCAATGATCCCACGTTCAACGCCGGGGCGGCGCTATTCGCGCTACCGGGCTGCTTCGCCAGATAATCCTGCATAGCCTTGGACAACAGATCGTATTGCCCCTTGGCCGCCTGTGTTTGGAACCCGAGGAACCCGCCCTGCGCCTGTCGCAGCGCCGCTTCGGCCGCCGCGTTCTGATAGTCGATCCCCGCCTTCGCGCCCTGCATTGCGCCACCGGCCAAGTTCCCGAACATCTGGCCCGTCGTCACCGGGAGCCGCGAGGTCGCCGCCGCCTGCCCAAGCCCCTGCAACATCCCGAGCAACGCCATGTTGCCGGGATCGCCATAATAGCTGCTGTCAAAGAGGCCCATTATAGCGCTCCAAGGGCGAGTAACGATCCGAGCCCCTTGCCTCCACTAGCCGCATCAGCCGCGAGCGGTGCCGCTTGTAAGCCCAATTGATCCGCTACGCCAAGAGCAGCACCGCCGCCGCCGAAATCCGCAGCAGCCCCGCCCGCACCACCGAATAGCCCAGCACCGCCGCCGAACAGCCCGTTGGACCCGAACAATCCGTTCCCCACCGTGCCGACCCCCATCGCCGTGCTGAGCGCGTTCGCGATCGGGTTTTGAAAGAACGGCGTCGATTGGCTGCCCCCGAGCAATGGGCCGATCTGCCCCAAGTAGGTGTTGAGCTGCTGATACGGCAACCCTTGCTGGAAATTCCACCGCGCGATCTGATCGTTGACCTGCTGCTGCGCCTGGTTCTGGAACACCCCTCCCGCGTTCAACCCCTGCTGTTGCGCCGTGAACGGCAACATCTGCGTCTGCGGTGCCGCCGCGAGACCGGCCAGCCGGTTCGCCATATCGTTCTCGTAGGTCTGGCTGAGCCCCTTCGCCGCATCCTGCTGCAATCCCTGTCCGGCTATAGCCTGCGTCCCCAGGTTGCTCGCCGCTTGGATCTGCGAGTTCAGCCCACCCTGATAGAGACTCCCCAGATTCGCCGCTTCGCTGCCCTGCAACCCCGAACCGCCGAGGTACAGATTTCCCAAGGTACCCGCGAGGCTCCCTTGCAGCCCCGCGCCCGTCAGATAGTTCCCCGCAAGCTGTTGCGCGGCAGTTCCGATCGCTCCGCCAGCCTGAAGCTGGTTCGCCTCTTCCTGTTGCTGTTGGGCAAACAACGATGGCGCGATCGCCGACATAGCTCCCGCCGCCGTCGTCCGCGACGCCTCCGGGCTACTGAGACCACCGCCTTGAATGAACTGCTGCTGGATGCTCGGAACCACCCTCGCCATGATGCTCGATACGAGCGCATCGGTGTAAGGATTGTCCTTACCCACGCGCGCGCCCGAGGCATACGTGCTGTACGGGTTCGCGGGATTGTTCAGACTTGCCAGCGTACTGAGCGTCGGGCTTCCCGGATTGGCACCGCCGCCAGCGTTGGTCTGCGCCAGATTGCTAACCAGCGCGCTCCCCGGATTTGCTCCGACGCCCCCATAGTTGGTGTTTTGCAGCATCCGTAGCTGCCCCATGCCGGGATTCGCTGCTTGCTGCTGCCCCGTCGCAAGGCTCTGAAGCGCATAGGCCCCTGGATTAGTGAGGCCGATATTGGTCCCCGCGAAACTGCCAAACATCCCCGCCGCAGGGTTCTGCCCCATCAGCGCGCCGCTCGTTAGCGATGTATCAAACCCTTGTGCCGGTCCCGCGATCGGATCGCTGTTCGCCAATCCCGCGATGTTGTTCAGCGCCCCCGTCTGGATATTGTTGAGTGGCGCAACAGTGGAGTTCGGATAGAACTGCGGCGTATTGTTCTGGAAAAGATCAGCCGCCCGCAACGCTCCCGCCTGCACAAAAGGCATGGAGAGGGCATTGAACGGCGAAGTCGTTACCGTTGTTTGGCCTGCCGGAGTGTTTTTGCCGCCGCCGCCTGGCATTAGCTGATCTCTTTCTCGAATGAAATTCCGGTCTGCTTATACCCGCTACTTGCCCTCAACCAGCCCTTGCGACCGCCGCTGCACACCACCCCACATCCATACGCCTTGGCAAACCGCTCCAGGATGTCCTGCGCCTCCTCAAACCACGCCTTCATGTTCCGGCCACCGACGAGCCAGACCCGCAACTCCCGCATCCGAGGGTACTGAACGATCTCAGTCACAATCGCCGCCTCAACCTTCTCACCGTCCCACGAAACCCAAAGTTTTGCATGCCCACACAACAAACGGTCCAGAACGTCGCCCGGCAGGAACCGCCCCATCTTCTCCCACGCCAACGCGCGAGCAATGAACGGACGAACTTGCGGCCAAATCGCCGGGATGTTCTTGATCTCGATATCATAAACTCTCAGCGCAACCCTCCGATGAGTTGCTGCAACAGTTGCGGATTCGCGAGCAACTGCTGTAATAGCGGATTGTTCTGCATGCCGACGCCGACGCTCTGCGGAGCCACCCCCGATCCCATCGGCATCGTCGCCGGTCCAGACGGGATGCCCGGTCGCAAGGCGGTCGCCGGGTTCATCATCCCGCCCCCCAGCGATCCCGGCGCACCCAGCGTAGGTCCGACCATATTCGGCCCTCCCGACATGCCACCGATGCCGCCCTGCGGAGCGCCGCCGATCTGCGGCTGCCCTTGTTGCCCTCGACCCATCGCCATCAGCAGTGCGAGCATGCGCGGGTCCATGCCCGGCGACGTGAACGCCGAGGGACTGCCGCCAAGCCCCGCGCCCCCTCCCGCGCCAAGAGAGCCGCTCATCTGAGGCCCTTGGAACAAAGCCGCATTATCGAAGAGTCCCATTGCTCTTACCCCAAGATGACGATATTGAAGGTACGGTCCACTTGCGCATTGTTCGCGTGCGTGATCGTCGCCGACCCACTCTTCTGCTCGCTGACGAACATCGTCCCCGCAGCCTGCTCCAACGCTGCATCAGCCGTCATCGGGCAGAACATCAGGCTCGTAAAGGCTCCAATCCGCGCGTCGATCACCGGCGTCGTCCCCGAATTCGGCAGTAGCGTGAGTACAAGCGTGACATTCAGGCGGCCTTGAAGGATCTGGTTGACGCGCTCGACGATCTGTTGGACATGCCCCGCATCGGCGGCATCTCGTAGGCTTCTTGGCGGCGCTTCCCGATATGGTGCCGGCGGGTAGCCGCGACTTGCGGGGCCGGTCGGCGCAATGGTGTGCGATCCAGGCGCACTTGTCGGCGGACCCGACCCTGAACGCGGGGAAGCAGCCGAAGGCGGCAGCAATGGACTTGAGCCGCCACGGTGCCCAATTCGCCTGAGCCGTATTTCAATGGGTATCTGCATTTAATACGATACATTGGACAACAATTCATACTGGTGCAGCGTGATCGAATTCGCCGGATCGCCAATCGAAAACTTCGCAAACACATCCGCTTGCTGAGCCGCCGTCGAATCAAAACTTGTCCCTACCGCTGGAGCTGAATTCGGGATCATCAATATCGAATGCCCCGTCGTGGGGTCCGCTCCCGAAATGCTCACGGCTTGGCAAATGAACTTCCCTTGCCCCATCAGTGTCGCCGACGACCCTATGGCGCGCACGGTCAAATCGACCGTCATCTCCCACGGCACACTCGTATGCGCGGTAGTTGACAACTGCATCGCAGCACCGTTGAAAACCACCGTGCCGCCGAGGCGGAAGTCCATCGTGAGCGTACCCGGCGTGGTAACGAGATTAGACAGCCGCCCGTGCGCCCTGATCGTCAGTTTTACCCCAACGAAGTTCAGATAATTGGGCGGCAGCGTCAGCTTTGCGCCGGTTGGCAACAGGCTCGTCGCCACCGCACTATTAGCGAGCGCCGCTCCATCGCCTTGCGCGGTAATCAACGATTGTACGAACGCCATCTAGCGGCTCCCCTGCCCAGACACTTCTATTTCCACACCCGAGATGTTCGTCCATGTCCTTGTCGTGCCGGTCGGGATTGTCGTCTTCACTCGGATATATCGCCCCGACGCACGCACCGGACACGTCCCCAGGCTATTCATCGCACTGTTGCTGGTATAGACAACCGTATCAACCTGCCGCTCCCGATGCCCTACCGCTACCTGCGGCAGCGTCCCCGCTCCATCCACGAGCGGGCGGCTGTTCGTGATCAGCGTCCGCAAGCCCTGAAACGGCTGGACTTCGCTACTCTCGACGGTCGCGGTCAACGGATTGCCGGTAAACAAGTTCAGCTTGTGACTGGAATCGAAGATCCCCAACTGTAGCGCGCCGCCAGTCCATATCCGACTGTCCAGCGGCGCGGGAAGATTGTCTATCGTATAACCTAATATCGTGAACAACTCATCGAGCGTATAACCGATGCTCAAAAGCCGGAATATCCACTCTGCCGTGATATTGCAGATACACCACCGATCCAGTTGCCAGTTGTAGCCAAGCAACCGATCTGGCGTGCCACCGACCGAATCACGCGAGGGATATATCCACCACACCATGTAGTTCAGCGGGTCCGCCGTTCCGACAACACGAAACAGGTTCCCCAAATCTACCGAATCCGCCGTGCTCGGAGCCGCCGAATGAGGGAACAGCGTCTTATCGACCTTGCCCGCGCCTATGCCCTTGCTCGCGCCGCCATCAAACGCATAAATGCCGTCGTGTCCCCAATAGTAGACAACCCCGCCGTTGACTACGATCGAGGCCGGCGCCGGCGTCCCTCTGGCGTTCTCGACAGGCAGGAACGAAAACACGCTTGGCGGACCCACATAGGTCATGCGCCGGATCGAGAATTCCTGAAACACCACCGCGTCGGCATTGATGAGGTCGGTGGCGAACCCATGCACCTCGCCGCCTTCGCCGAGAAGATCGAATGCCCCCGACTGAACCTGTGCCGCCGCATCGCTTCCTAGCACCGGCCAATTCTTCGCATCCCCCGCCGCACTCCACCAAATGCGTTGCGCCATCTCCCCGTTTACGTTGTCGATGGTGTTCCCTAAAACGACAAACGAATTTTTGACAACCGCAATATATCGCCCTCTAGGCGGGCTTCCCGGTAGATCGGAAAATGTCGTGCTCGACGCCAGCGTAAAGATTTGCGGCACACTACCAATCTGATTAGCGATCACGTCGCCATTAAAGTAGACAAACTGCCACTGTTCATCCGGCGCAACATTGTATGTTCCCGGCGACTGAGAACAATTTTGCCATCCGCTAACGCCCGCTTTCAGCAAATACAGGTCGTTAATATCACCGACAAATATAAACACGTTCCCCGCGCTGTCGTATATCCCGAATGCTCCCTGCGCTCGCGCATTTATCGCGTTGTACTGCGGTGTCGGAGTCGCAATTGATCCGTAGCTTGTCGCGGTGCGCGGATAAACATTACGGATATTGCTCGATCCGTCCGCCAGATCAGGAAGATCTGGCTTGAACTCCGCGATGTTGAGGATGACGGGCTGGGTCATGTCAGCAACGCAGAAAGACTAATAATCCCAACCAGCCAGCTAAAATGGCTGGGTCGGATACGAGCGTGCGCACGCCGTGCCGTCTCAGCCTTCAATACCGCGAGATAACCACGCTCACGCGGGTCTTGCGGATTGCCGTAGATCGCCGCACGCATGCGCCCCGCCAACTCGTCGTCCATCAACACTTCTTCGGCGAGGATCAGTTTGGCTTCCGAACGGATCAGGTCGTATCCGTCCTGTGTCCATGTGTTCGCATCGCCATCAGCCGCAAGCGCCGGAAGACGCTGCAAACCCGAAAGCGTGATCGGGTAGGCTCCATTTGGAATCGGGTAAAACCGCAACTGTTCCGCCATATAGGCATAATCAAACGGCCAACCTGTTGTAAATGGATTAACCGAAGTATCCTCTATATACTGCCATGTTCTTACCTGCATCGGATAACGCTGCGAATTGACAGTAATGTGTAATTTCAAAATGTTTGGAGACGTAGCGATCATTGGCGCCGCGACAGTCGTGTAAATTTCCTGTCCCAACACAGTGTTGAACAAATTTTGCGAATATGCTTCCGTAAAGTAGAACGGCTCGCGCTCCCACTTGGCTATCGCCGACTGAATTGCGTTTTTGATTGGCGACAACGTAAGCGCACTATCGGAAAGCGGGGCAAGCAAATCCTGTCGATCGCCAAGCTCATCTGCGACCTGCTGCTGAAGCTGAAGATATGTGCCCGAAATCGCCATCAGGTTTTGCCGTCACAATCCTTCGTATGCGCGCGCAGCATGCGTCCGACGTTCTTCCCACACTTCGGGCAGCACCCAGCAGCCGCTCTCGGCGGTTCCCGATATTGAACAGGAGCAACGGGAGGCGCCTGCCCCCCGTTCTCCCGCAGAACCGTGCGACGACTCACTGGCGATATCCGCGCGGAGGCGGATTGCCTTCCTTGTAGACATCCATGCCCCTCGGCGCGGTGCCTGGCGGCGTCTTTGCCATCGGCGTCATACTCGGATCGGAAGGCGCATACCGGCTCGCCGCCTTGCCGGGACCGCGCCCCGGAAGCTCGCCCGCACCCGGCATTGGACCCGGCCCGATCGTACCGCCGATACTGGCCGGCGAGCCGTAGCTTTTCATCGGCGTATGCCGGCCAGGTTCCGCTCCCATGCCCGACCCCGACCCGATCGTCCCTGCCGTCATCCTCGTCGTCGCATTGCGGTTCCCCGCGCGTCGCATATTTCTTGCCATTCCTCAATTCCTTTCCGTGGCGTCGATCGATGCCCGCACGGCTTGCCACAACTCCGCGTAAGGCGCCTTCTCGTGTCCCGCCATCGACGGGATGCCCAGCGTAAAATGCACGCCTTCCGGCACATGACCCTCCAAGGCGGGGGAAACACCCGAAAGCCAATTCCATCCCAATGGGAGATCGCCGATCTCCTCGTCGGGCAGCCAACTGAAGGCGTGCAACCATTGTCCGGCGAACTGGTTGACGACGTACCCCGTCAACATCTTGTTCGACGGATGCGAGCAATTCCACAGCACGAGGCTCGACCAGTTCTTGCGGCGATAACGGCTCTGCACCACGCCGTACATCTTCGTCGTCTCCCTCGGATCGTGGTCGTGCTTGACGCACATCGCCGCCATCCGGTCATCGGCGAGGGCGAACAACTTAGCGACATCCTCGGTAAAGAGGAAATCCCCGTCGCAGAACAACGCCCACCCTTGATAGAGGCTCAGCGCCGGCACCAGGAACCGCGTGAACGCGAAATCAGTGCTGAACGGCTTGAAGTCGCCGAGGTCAATCCGGTTGCCGTTTACCGCGCTCCACTCGCGGCTGTACCAACCCGCCTGCCGCAGCCCCGCCTGATCCAACTTCACGATATGAAGCGGCACCGACGCATGGCGCAGCAACGATGCCCGGCAGACATCGTATGCCTCCGGCTCGCGAGCGTCATAGCCAATGAAGATCGGTAGCGTCACTTCGTTTCCCCGATGCAGACAAACTCGCCGCCGAAATCCTGAAACGCCTTAACCCGCCAGCGATCCATGATCTTCGGCAGCCACCAACTCGCGGGTTCGACGATCAGGTGCGCGTTGCGCCCATCGGCCAATACCTTCTTCGCCGGCCTCGTCGCCACTACAAGGAACACCGCTCGCTTCGCCAGATCGCGAAGATCGGACATCACAGCGTATAGGCACTCCGGCTCGATGTGCTCCAATACGTCGCCGCAAACCACGAGGTCGGCAGGTTCGGGACGCGCATCTTTGCCGGGGATTGCGGGATCGTATTCGCGGCGATCAAACAGCAGCGGCCACGGCAAATTATCCATTGACATGAACAACCGTCCTTGCCCGCAGCCATAGTCCAGCACGCTGCGCGCCTCGATTTCCCGCGCTACGCGATAGACATCTTTCGCCCATCTCCCCCCCGAGACCCCGTAGATGCCCTGGCTATGCAACTCGGCGTTCAGTGCTCGATACTGTTCGGTAATGAGACAACTCATCGGCCACCCTCTGTATTGGCCCGGTCCAATCCCCATCGCGCTCTTGCCGGAACAATCGCGCGCTCTTGTACCAAGGAAGAGTCTCGCCATGCAGTTGATACCGCCACGATGGACGGCTTGGAACCAATGTCCAAACCGGCACCCCCAACGACCCCGCAAGATGATGAACCGTCGTGCAAACGGTTATTACCAGATCGAGCGATGCCACGAAACTCGCGGTGCTGTCGTAATCGAACGTCTCAACCCACCCCGGGAAGTGCGACAATCGAACGCCGGTATGCTCCTCAAAGTCGCAGACCTCACGCGCCGCGTTCTCGGTGTATTGTAGCGAGAACCATTGCGCATCCTCACGCGCCTGCAAAATCGGCTCTAACGCTCGTAACGGCAAGCTGCGTAGGTCAATCCGCGTGCGCTTCGTGCCACCAGTCCACGAAATACCGATACGGGGACCGCTCCCGGTCTTCAATACCGGCATCGCCTTGAGGTAAGCGTCCCCACCCCAATCCGCCGCCTCGTTGCGGAACAGCCCCGGCAAGTCGGCCACGCAGATAGCCGCGTCGGCGCCGCAATCGGGCACCCATTCAAGAGCCGTCAGATCCTTCCGCGTGCCATAGACCTGCACGCCCGGGAATGACCGCCGAAACAATGCCTCAAGCCGAGGATGACAATCGAGGATCACCTTCTTGCTAATCTTCACTACGTCGGGGATGCACGAAGCGAAATAAATCTCATCCCCCACGCCTTGATCCCCGTAGACGATCACCGTCTTGCCCGGTGAACCGTCCCAATCTCCTATTCCCTCACCGTAATCCCGCCTCGTCCGGTCGCCGCTCGCAAAGGTATGCCCCCAACCCTCCCAGCCTTCGCGCCAGCGTCCCAACTCAAGGCACGCCATGCCCCGGTTCACCGCTGCCTTGTGATTCTTCGGATCTTCGGTCAGTGCCTTTTCGCACCACTCAAGCGCCTTCGCCGGATCGCCCTCATTGATATAGAGCCCAGCGATGTTGGTCAGGATCTTCGATCGCTCACGCGGCAGCGTCTCCTGCGCCAACGCTGCGGCGTAAACCTTTGCCGCCATCTCGTTATTGTGCTCGGACTTGTAGCAACCGCCGAGGTTCAACAAGGCTTCCGGGAACGGCTTGCCCTTCGCCTCGCGTGCATCAATTGCAGCCGATGTCACCACCGCCGCCAACCCGTTCATCCCGCCGGCCATGAAGCAGCCGCCGAGAAGGAACAATGCCTCATCGTGAAAGAAGTCGTCGTTCAGGAATGCCGCGCACTTGTGGATAGCGGCATCGACCTCGCCCTTGACTATGAGCGCCTGAATCTCATTGAGCGCAGTCGGCTCCATGAACGACGACCTCTCACCATCAAACCTGTTCGGGACCGTCAAAGCGGTAGGTGAGCACGAACGAGGTCACGACAGAAATCGTGAACGTGCCCGAAACCGCCTTGCCGATCAGCGTCGCGTACCGAACCGGGTCAAGGTCCGAAAGCGAGATCGTGATCGGCCCTTTCGTTGGCGATGCCGCGAAGCTCATGCGGTTCATCGTCGCGACCGCGCCGCCGGAAACCAAGCACGAGGCATTCGCGCCACCTCCGGCCGCCACGCCCTTATTGAAGCCCCAGTCGATGACCGCCGCCGTCTGCCCGTTAGTGTGGTATTCGGCGAAATCGACGATCTTCGCCCCATGCGGAACCTTCGCACAGAACAGGATATCGCCAACCGACCCGGCGGCAGTCCATTGGACCTTGCCGGAAACGGTCAAATCCGCGATGTGCGAGAACTTCGGCGTGTTATTCTTGAAAACCGAAGACGTATAAGTTGCCAGTGCCATAGTTCAGCCTCCCTTAATGCGACGTAGCATAGGAAGCGCAAAGGATGGTCGCAAAGTCCGCGCTGTTGAAGATCGTCTTCTTCAGCCCGAAGATCAAACCAGCACTCACGCCAAGTTCGTTCTCGTAGTCGAATAACTCCTCGACCCACGTAAACCGTTCCGGCCCGTTGTCGCGGCCATAGGCCATCATCGCCGCCTGCGCTCCACAGAAGATCGCGCGGCGAACCGTCGTGATCGCGGCACCCGACGTGCTCGTGATGCCTTGCGGCACGCGGCTGTCCGAATGAAGGATGACGCCGTTGTACATCCCGAGCGACCCGTCGAAGATCGGGTTGTCCTCGATGTCGCCGCCGGTCATCACCGATTTTTGGATGTCGAGCCATTGCCCGGTCGAGGTGTTGGTCCGCATATCCGTGACCTGGTACGGGTGCATGAACAAGGCATAGAAGTTGCGCCCGTTCACGTTGACCGGCCTGATCGCGGGGCTCAGCGTCCGTGCCGCCTCCACCGCCTTATCGATCACCGACAAGGTGAAGGTGTCCGCCGACGTGAGGCTCTGATCGCCGACCGATACCGTGCCGAGCGTGAACTTGTGATGCGCGAGATCCGCATCGGTCACGGCCTGGAGCCCGGTAAACCGCGTGTCGGCCTGCGGCGTGTATCCGCCGATCTGGTTCAGCCAACTCGCGTCGATGCGGTCGGCCCACCAGTCCCGCAGCCCCGACAGCGCCTCGTCGCGAACGACGAACGGCACCCTCTGCTGGCTCATGCGCCCCGCCGAGCGAACGGCGTGCCGCAACTGATTGATGATCAGCGAGTCCGAGAACGTCGTCAGGGCCTCTTCCTGGCCCTCCAACGTCCCATCGCCGATGACGCCCGATCCCGTCAACTGCATGCGCAGTCCATACGTGATCTTGTCGCCGGCTGACTTGCTCGTTTCGTCCTTGATCTGAATGATCGAAGAACTCGTTGGACCCATGAAGCGGCTTGCCCAGGTCGTCTTAAGTACTTCGACAGACAAACGCTTGGACCATAATTTCACCGCTAAAGGATCGTTGGTCCCGTACGAAGTAACCGCCATCTATTTCTCCTGTTTGACAGTGCAGAACCAAGTATTCTTGGCTCATTTCCTTGCTCTCCACTGTCGCAGGAGAAGCGAAACCGCAGACTCGTCCACGGTTGCGATTTTCCGCTTTACGCCCGGCAGGCGAAGCTCTGAGATTAGAGCCACGTAGTTATTAACCGAACACAATCCGCGCAAATTTGCGCGATGTCAAATCATTCCCCCATAGCCGCGCGCATTTGAGCGGGCGATGCCTTGTCCATGAACTCAGCAAATTCCGCATCGTTCATCCCGACAAGGCGCTCGGCGGTGATCGGAGCCGGAGCCGCGCCGCGCGCATTGCTCAGCGATGTCCCCGCCTGCCGCTGTCCTGCCGCCGCGTTCGCGATCCGCTGTCCCGCATTAGGCGCGGCGGCGGCCGGTGCTGCCGCTCCATTTACCGCGCCCTCAGATGCCGCAACCGGCGCAAACCCCCTGATCTTCGCGAGCCCCATGATTACCTCCGCCGGATTCCGGCTTTCCTTTAGCGCGCGATCCGCCACTTCAAGCGCCTCACGCGCGATCTGCATGCGACGCTCGACAGGATCGGTCCACCCCAACTCGACAAGTTCCTTGTTGCGCATGTCGGTGAGATAGTTCGCCGCC